CTCCTGTTATTCTAATTGTGTCTACTAAGGGTTGTTTCACGGCTTGTGCGATGGTTTTTCCATCTAAGTTAACACTTATATTAGCTGTGCTGTATCCTCCACCACTAGAGCCTGTGTTTGAGCCTATAGGGGGGGATACTGTTTCGCCTGCTTGCGCTAAGATTAAGCGTTCTTGCCCGATTGGGCCGGGTACTGTACCACCGTTGTGGAAAATACCACCAAAGAAATCACCACCTCCTAGAAGTCCGCCTCCACCGCCACCTGTGATGAAGCCAAATACTTTGCTTGCTGCCATTTCAGCAAGTTTGTCCATAACTTTATCAATTATGCTAGACCACATATCGCCAAATGCTTCAGTAACACTTTTAGTACCTTTGAAAATTGAGGAGAAAGCGTTGGCAAATCCAGTTTTAATGAATTTAAACCTTTGATTAAACCTCTCAATAGATTTTTGATGATTTTCTTCCTCTAATTTGTCTATTTTATTTTGATAATACTGTTTAATAGCCCACTTAGCAGTTTCATTATTTTTGTTAGCTTCTAACTCTCTATTCATTTTGAGAATCAACATTTCTTTTTCAGTTGCATTTTGTTCAATCAAGCGCGACATGTAATTTTTAGTTGCTTCATTACGTTGATTAATAGTTTGCTGTCGCATTTCTCTTATTTTCTTCTGTTTTTCTTGCTCAATTTTTACAAATTCATTCGCAAAATATTGTTCTACTGCTGCTGTATCTGCACCAATTTTATTTGCGTATTCTAAAGCCAACTTTTTCTGTTTTTCCAGTTTTTCTCTTACGGTTGCAGTTTGACCAAATAATTTCTCTTCCCATTTAGATTCAAATTTTTCAGCTTTTTGCATATCATTCCATAATTTTTCTAGTCCACTTACTGCTTTATCTGTATTATCTTCAATACCTTTTTCTACGCCTTCTACAATGTTTCGACCGTATCCCATGAAAACTCGAGAAGGTGAATGAGCATCAATTGCTTCACCAAATTTATTAATCAAACTTCCAGCAAAGCCAGTTACGGTATCTACTGCACCTTTTGCTTTGTCAGTTATTCCTTTTTTAACACCTTCAACTATATTTCCGCCAGCTTCTTTCATTTTTTCTGGCAATTCATTAAATCCTTGTATAATTTTTTCTACCAATTCTTCAATTGCGGGTTTGATTATATTCTTCCAAGAGTTTTCTATAACTTTGACTAATGTGGCAAACATTCTTGACCCAATGTTACCTAATTCTTCACCAAAACCTTCAAAGTCACCTTGCATTAACTTTACTATTCCTTGAAATAAATCTCTAATATTATCAAGTTGCATATTAAATATATTTTTAATATTTTGCCACATTGCTTTTGAAGCTGAAATTATATTTTCACCATAAGCTGACCAAAATTGTTTAGCCCAACCTACAAATATTGTTATAATTTGCTTAATGCTATCGAATATTTCTTGATAATCTGCCATTACAGCATTAAGACTTTCGGAATTTTCGCTCACAAAACCTTCTACAAATGATTTAATTTGCTTGTATGCATCTATGCCCCAATAAATTGCATCTGAAACTCCAGAGAATACCGTTTCTGCCGTTGCTTGTATCTTTGGCATATTAGCAATAACCCAATCAGTCAAATCCTTCATGATAGGCATTAGTTGCTCTCCAACAGTAAGCCAAACTTCATTCATTCCAACCTGTATTCTTTCAAAATTTCTAGTTAGACTTTCTTCCATTTTCTTATATGCTTTATCAGTTGCACCACTAGCGCTATTCATTTCTTCTAAATCGCCTTTAAACTTCTTGGCACCTTCACCTGTCAACGCAAGTGCTGCCTGCCCGGCTTCAATGCTACCAAACATATTACTAACAGTTGTGCCATTTTCTTTTGCAGCTTCTTCCATTAGTGACATTGCTTCCTGTAAATTTCCACCTTCGCTGATAAAGGTTTGGAAGTCAGTTCCAGCCACTTCGCTAAATGCTGTACCTGCTTTGCTACCTTCTTTTGATAACTCTGCCATTGCTTGCTTTAGTTGAGTTGTAGCCTTAGCAGTTGGTGTACCTTGTGAAGTCATTGTTGATAATGCAGCGGTAATGTTGCTAAATTCTATTCCTATGCTTGAAGCAATTGGTGCTACATCTGACATATTAGCTGATAATTCTTCAAATGTAGTTTTCCCTTGCTTGACAGCTGTAAACATCAAATCACTTGCTTCTGCTGCTGATATATTTTCTTCACCATAAGTATTAACTACAGAAGAAAGCACATCTACAGAAGTTGTCAAATCGGTTACACCTGCTGTTGCTGCTTTTTGTGCTTCTTCCATAAAGTTAAACACATTATCTTTAGGAACTCCTGCTGAAATAGCTTGGTACAATGCTGGAGCTGCTTCATCTGTTGCAACACCCATTTCATTGGAGAAGGCTCGCAAGTCATCGGACATTTGTTTCTGAGCTTCCTCGCTTGCTTTAGGCATTAATGTAAATACTTCATTCATCTGCTTATCAAAGTTAGCAAACTCTTTCACACCTTTAGCTGCTGCGCCTGCTAATGCTGCACCTGCTGCCGCTGCTCCCGCCACTGCCGCTGTACCGATACCGCCGAGCATTTTTGAAAACTTGCCAGTGTCTTTTTTAGCTGATGACATATCTTTTTTAAATTTTCTTGTATCTAGTTCTAACGTTTCATATAACTCTGCTACTTTTACAGCCATGTTTCACCTACTTTCTATTAAGCTGTTTATAACATACTTAACAATTTGCCTTCTTCATCTTCTACTGGTTTTTCCCCATCAGCTCTGATTGACCTTGCAAGAGCGGAATCGGCTGACAATGACTTGAGTAAAACATTAAATTTCCTCCAAGTTAAATTATCGGCTTCATCTATTAAATCTATTCTGTACTCTCGCAAAAAATCAGCTTCTATGAATCCCCATTTTTCTGCGATGGAGAAGGTTGAGCGTTTTTTGTATCATCCTGTTCATCATCTTTGCCATTATATTTATTCCACAATTCAGTAATCAGCCACTCTGATTCCTCAACTGTCATTCCTTTTTCAATTAAGTTGTCAAATTGTTCTTCACCTATCATTGCCTGCAAACTTTTCTTAACCTGCTTAGCTGGCAATTCTTCAACTCCGCCTTCTTCCTGCATTTCTATAATATTCAATACACTGGAAAGAGGAGGGGAAGGTAAAAGTTCTATATCTTCCCCGAATGCCTTAATTGTAATACCTTCTTTTTTTCTCTCTTTTCTAAACTGATCAAAATCTATTGTTTTAGTCATAATCTATCCCTCCAGATATTTTTATAGCTTTAGTGCAGCAACTGTTACGCTTGTTACTGCGTCATAATCTACGCTTACATTTCCATCGGCATCATTAAACCAATCCTGCGAAAATGGGCCAATTATCTTTTCATCACTCGCTGGTACTGTAACAGTTGGATTACTTAATGTAATATCTATACCACCTATTGTTATTGTCTTTTGTATATTAAGTGTTACATCGTGTGAAGATGCATCTCCATTCTTTACATATAATAATGTTTTACCATTGTTAACAAAACTATCACCTGCAACATCTGCTGCTGAAAATGAAGGTGTTAACCCTGCTAAATCAAACTCCTGTAATGTTAAATCCGCCATTTAATTAACCTCCTTTTATACGTTAGGGTCAGTATCTAATGAAGCACCTGTTCTCTCAAACTCAAAACCCCAACTAGATGGATCATTGTTACCTCCACCAATATCAGATAAGTTGAATGTACCATTAAGCCATTTTTCTCTGCCAGAATTATCGTGTACAATGTGTAATGTGCTTTCTGCTGCTGTCCCTACTGCGTCTGATAGAGTTTCAACTTCTGCCTGCCCTGCATCTTGAGTAGCTCCGTCATAATACTCATAACCTTCTGCTGAAATTGTTTTAGCCCGCTGTGTTGCTAAGTGTTCAGCCATTCCATTGCTATCAAAAGTTGTAGTGTCTGAACTTTCCTTCTCTGTTGAAATTGTCAGCGTGTTAATACCTTTTATCGGCACATAAGCTGTTCCGTCATATACTTCAATAGTATAATTTCTTGCTAATACTTTGTTATTCGCTGCCATTTAATATTCACTCCTTATAATTTTTTGACTTCCATCTCAAAGTTAACTGAAAATCTGTGTCTGTTATTGTCATCTGGCCCGATATAAATTCCCATTGGTTGTATAGCTTGACACTTAATAACATACCAATCGCCAGACGTTATAAATTTTTCTTCTCCTAAAACTCCAATTTCTGCAATAATCTTATCGATTAAATTTCTAGCAACTCTCGGATCGCGTGTGCCTCTAACAATTATTTGCATAGTGGGTTCAAAATAATCTGTAAGCCACATATCACGTGGAAATCCACCTGTTCCTTGCACCATCACAGCAATATCTGGTTCAGCGGGTAGGTTATCTTGAAATATATTCCCATTAATCCCAGTTTCATCGTAAGTTATCTCACTTATATTATTTGCTAATCGTTGCATAACTTCTTCAAACATCAAATATCACCTATTTCTTTTGCAACAAACTTTTCTAACTTATTTGACCACTCCTTAAAAGTTAATTCTAACCACTTTGCTCTACCGTTACCTCTGTGCGATAAGGTAGTATCTTCATGCTGTGCAACTGCGTAAGGTGCGTCATAAGCAACAACCGTTAATACTTCACCTTTTTTATTGCTGTCTACGAATCCACTTCTCTCAAGTGTGCCTTCGTCGTGTGGTACAGTTTTATTTGCTTCAGTTAATAATGCCTCTCCAGCTCTGTGATTAGCTTTTCTGGCTTTATTGATAGTATCACTTACTACTTTATCACCATACCATTTTAATGTTGCCATACAATCACCTACCTTAGCATTATTTCTACATTAGATAATTTACCTGTCATAGCATTGCCATATCTATTAACTGCAATAACTTCTAATGGTTTGGTTGTCCACTCAAAACTGACTTCTGATTGCTCTTTGGGGTTGATGTCTGCTGAAGTGTGCAATTGCGAAGGTGATGTGATTTCATTTCCTTCTTCATCAAATGTAATCTTTTTCTTATGCACAAAATAGCAGTCTATCTCATAACTATTGCCCCATATTGGTCCATAAGCACCTTCACCTTCATATTCTGTAATAGTAGCTGTATGTGGCTGTACAATTTTGGGTAGTTTCATCGTGCATCAACACCTCTATTGAAATATCCGGCTAATAATAATAATTGCCTAGCTCTCGGTGCTAACTCTGGAGGACCACCTTGTCCCGCTTGCCCCGCATTACTAGCCTGAAAGGGACCAATCTGTATGCTGCTAAAAAATTGTTGCGTATTAAACTCATCGAATTGACTCCACCACTCATATTGCCTTACAGTAGCCTTAGAAGCTGTTTCTCCGGCTTCTATCCTACCTAATGTGTAATAGTCTATCAAGTCGCTTGCACGCTCTAATAGCCTGTTAGCATCGCCTGGCAAATCTGCTTCTGATACGCCTAAATAATCAGCTAATTCTGTTGCTGTTGCATATGCCATAATTTACACCTTCTTCCAAAATTAAAGTGTCGCATTATTACGCTATTGTTTTATTCTACTTACAGGAAAAACATTTATTTTCCCAGTTGCAACTCCGTCTTTCATTTTCCCAACTACAACTTCTTCGCCTAAATAATCGTCATAATAAACATTTAGAACAATGTATTCTTGTAGCAAGCTACTTTTAATTACGTCTCCTTTTTTCATTCTTCTATCTCCTCCACTAATTTTTGCAATCTAATATTTTCTTTTGTTAGTTTTTCAATAATTATTTTTTGTTTTTCTATTAATTCTAAAAACTCCCAACCTATATCTTTTTTCATTAAATCATCATACCCATATTTTCATCTTCAGTTATTTCTATTTCTCTTACTTCTGATTTTACAATTATTTCATTTTCATTTTCTATAATATTTGTAGTGAATACACCTTGATGAGTCTGGTCAAATTCATGATTTGTGTACTCTACAGGTTTAGCATTTTTGTGATTTTTGTTTACAATTTTAAGTTTCTCGTTTTCTATTATTCCGTATTTTTGCATGTTTGCTCACCACCTTTTTAGCTTCTTTCAAACTGACGCAAGGTTTCATGTATTTTTGATAAAAATTATAGCTATCGCTTCTTTTTATCCAACCCCAAACCCCCGTTAAGAGGCTTTTTTAAGAAGACGAGCGCCGAGGGACAAGGAAGCAGCAGCAGACGAAAAGTTCAGGCCCCAGCAAGAAGGACCACCAAGCGAGCCAAAGTACCAGGCCCCATCAACGAGGGCAATTCTTTGACTGCTATTTTGATAATAATAATCTCTATAATAAGACGACGAGCCTGTTGAAATTGGAAAAGACGCAAATGGCTTACCTTCATCAAATCCCATTTCTTCAACATATCCATTTCCATTATGATTAACATAATTTAATTGTTCATATGGCGCAGAAAATACATTGCTAGCATAATCTTTTGCATCTGAAGTAATCCATGCTTGCCAGTCGTTAATATTAACGCCGTCGACAAACTGCCACATATCTCCATAAGGGCTTTCGATACCTCGATACATGCAAGGGAATTTTCCATTTGAGTTACTCACAGGGCTGCCTGAACTTGCTGTTATCTCAGCTGAAAACCCATTTTTCCACCCACTATTATATATAACATCGTCTATAGCTATATCAACAGGGTCTCCATCAAATACTATTGCAGATTGGCCAACTTCGGGTGTATCTACCTGTATGTCAGTTATTGTTCTGCCGTAAAACACACTATTATTTCCGCGAGAAGAACCAACTGATATTGTTTGTTTTACTCTATATTTATCAGCAACAGCGTTATCAACAACAATTCTATTAACTGATGTTTCTGATATTAATGCAGTATCTGATGTGCTATAATTACCATCAAGAAATCCTCTCATTACTGACTGCATATCAAGTGTTGCAAATTCTATATACATTAATGTTTTAATAACATCATAGCCATGTATATCTAATTGTTGATACCCACTAACACCGTTTGCGTTATTGTTTTCTGCGTAATTTCTCATCTCTACAATATTTTTTTCTGTAAGCGGATATTTTCCAGATTTACTTTCCATTTTGCTTGATGCGTCTATTGTCGCTTTTCCTTTTCCAAAATCAAAGTAAGGTAATTCTTTATGATTTTCAAAATCCCAGAAAACTTTTGGTAAGTAAAAACCTTCGTGTTGAGTTTTTGAAATTTTCCACGTTCTTTCATCAGCTGTCTTTGTTTTTTTGATGTAGAATTTTGATATCCTAACAAATTCATTGCCATAACCATCAGTAACATCATGCATTTCTCCAAAAATAGGCATGTTATCAAAATCGTTTCTAACAATTTGGTCATCTACACCAACGCCAGCAATTCTACCTTTTGCTTGGTTTGTTCTTTCTAATGTAGAGGTAGCAGTTCTATCCCATTTGACACCCATTATAAGATGGTTTTCAAAACTATCTTTTTTTGCAAACTGTCTTCTCATTATCTATTCACCACCGTCAATGTAGTATCTGATACAAAATATATACTTATACTATCTACAGCATAACTTGCCATTATTCCTTCTCCTAGAGGTTCCCCTGTGGTAGCTGTAGCTTGGTTGCCATCTGTCCTAATCCTTGCATAACCTGACTCAATATATACTTCAATTTCATTTGCTCCTGTTGCTTTTGCATATGTTTTTTCGGTTTCAGCAAGGTTATTTTCCTGCATTGAAGATATTTCAACTTTACTCCCCTTTTGCGACACATCAAATGTATTATTACTGGAATTGAAAACTCTTTGTATTACTTCTCCTACACTTGCCATTTATACCACCTTCTCAATTTTAGTAATTAATTCATCTTTATTTAATTTGTAGTAACCAGTTAATCCTTCTTCTTTAGCAATTTCTCTTAATTCATCAACTGTTTTATCTGCCAATTCTTCTTTCTCTACAACTTCCTCTACAATTTCATATCCTTGCTGCTTGAATTTGGTGTCAAAGGCACGCTCTGACACGTGCCGAGTAACACCACCTCTTCTAATTTTCATCAATTATCACCCTTATACTATAGCTGTAGCTTTTGTATGAGCATAGATTCCAACAGTCTTGTTATCTGGAATAAAAATATCGTGATATACTCTAGACTCCATTAACCATCCATCTGTTTTTTGGTTAGTATCTGGATCGAATACTTTGAGCTGTCTTTGTTTTACAATTGGAAGTGCAGCCGCTTGGTGCACAAGTAGGAAGTTAAGTTCATACTCTGTTCCGCCAGTGGTTGCAGAATATCCAAATGTGCTAGAACCATCGTTAAGAGTAATTCCAGTATAAAATCTGCCTTGCGGTACTTTAACTACTGGAATGCCGTCGTAAGCGTCAAATGTTCTGTCACCGATATCCATAATATCTCTATCAAATAAATCTGAATTGCGGATATTAGAATAAACTTGAGGTGTCATAAATAAAATCATACCTTCTTTGTTTACTTCTGCATCCTCTAATGCAACCTTAGCTGTTTCAACAGCTTCTACTGTGTTTGTGTTATCTAAATCAGCATTAACCACTGTATTAGCGTTTGAAGCTAACTGTGCGTATCTGTAAGCATCTAACTCTGGTACAACTTCCTGTTTAGCAAATTGTCCTGCTGCAAATGTAAATACGCTGTCTAACGCTTCCAGATTATCCTGTCTATCAATTGTGAACTTAACACCTCTATCTTGTGTAAGTGAGTGTGTTTCCCAACTAAAGTTAACAGAACCAGAAGGGTATCCAGTTGCTCTGTCATAATCTCCTAAGCCATCCAATGCAATTTTAGGCAGTAAAACTTCGCCTGCGTTTGCGCCATTTCTTACTAATTCCTGCGGTACGCTTAAAATATCTGATGTAAGCCCTCTTTTGTAAACCTCGTCAAGTAAAGTTGTATATTTTTTTGCTCGTGCAATACTATTAGCCATTTAAAATCTCTCCTTTATAATTTTATTAAAAGTTAAATTTATCTGCCATTTTTTTAGCCCAATCTTCGTTGCTATCTTGTGATGTAGTCTCCTCTGAAGAATTAAAGTCACCTGCGGTCTTTCCACTAGATGCTTTTTCTTCACCAAAATAAAAACCCTTATTTTCCTTTGCGTCTGCTACCAACTCGTCAACACCTTTGACTTCTTCACCATCAACTTCTAACTGTTCAATTTTATCTGACATAGCTTTTAGGAAGTCATCAAGCGCTTCTTTTCTAATACCTTCAGCAATCGCTTTAATTTTAACCTCTGATTTTTTAAGGAATTCCTTGTTCCTGTTTTCAAGTTGTTCTTTTTCTTCATTAAGTCGCTTTTTAATTTCTTCTGGATCATCCATATCTTCGATTTTATCCTGCAAATCTTTCAGTTGGTCATTAAGTTTATTCTTCTCATCAACCACCTCTTTGAATCTCCAATAAGGTATCATTTTCTGTTCATTTACTTCATCCTGTTGAGTTTTATCATTCTTTTCTGTTTTATCGACTTCTTCAGCTGTCGCATTCTCAACATTTTCTTTTTGCTCTACTTTTTCTTTTTCATCAGTCATTATAATTCCTCCTTATATTTTACATCTCTAACGCGGATGAAACGTAATTTTTATCTAGCAGTTTTAATCTGTTCTCGTTCATATTTTCTATACCTTCCAGTTTCTTCAATGAATTCTTTCTGTTTTTCCTGCCACTTCTTGCGATAACTTTTAGCCTTTCTAGCCTCATCTTCTGTCATAGCCCCAGCTTCCCTGCGTTTCCATTTTCTGATTTGTCTTTCCATATATCTTTGCTGCTGCCGTTCTTCATAATTTTCTGCGCTATCAACAGGCTCTGGTTTTTCTGTTAATCCTTCTACCCAAAGTGTTGTATTGTGCGTGCAATTAGCGTGAAATAACCCGTCAGCTTCTGCTTCACTAACAGAAGAATATTCTTCACTTCTACCACTTATACTTAATATTCTTCCTTCCCACGGGTCACATATCGGACAACTTTCAGAGTGTGCCGAAACTACTACCAAGTCTTCGCCGTTTTGCTGAAATCTATTTAATGAGCCATCTATTCTTGCTCTAGCAGCTGTGGTCCTTGTTGCCATTTCCGCATAAGTTTTAAGATTCCAACTCCTGCCAGATTTATCAACAAATCCGCTAACTCCTCTGTTAGCAAACTCGTTTAACACTCTTTGAGAGCCTTCAACTCGTGTTCCACTCCCAGTTAGAACAGTGTTAACTCCTCTACTCACTGCCTGTCGATACACATCATCAGCTTGTCTAACTATTCTAAGATGAGTTCCACCTAAGTTAGATTTCAAGGCTTGAGTATAATTGGCTATTGTTTGTTCATCTATTCTCCCAAAGTCAGTAGTTATGTCATTAATATTATACACTTTTCTCAAATCAGCAACTACATCTTTAGAGCCTTGGTTATATAGCTCTTGTATAATTTTCTGCAATTCCTTGTCGTTGAAGTTGTCTAGCTTAGCAACTATCTGCTTTTCAATTCCACTCCTCAAAGTCTGCAATTCTCTTAGTTTTCTAATTTCCCATTGCTCGATTGATAAGCTCTTATCTTTTTTTAACCTATTAGCAATCCGCTGGATAATATCTCTTTCAGCTTGAGCATATACACGCCCGACTTCTAATGTTAAATCATCTATTTTAGCCATTTAATCACACTTTTTCATAAGTCTTATGAAATATATCTGGTTTACAAGGGTAGAATTCTCCGTTAACACCTTTGATAATGTAATCTCCATCATTAATTTTCATAGCCCCTTCTAATGTTTCAATAAAATATTGGAATTCACCATAACCTAAACTCTCATCATCAATAAAACTTTCTAACTTAGCTGAATTTTCGTTATAATGATATTGGATTGCTTCAATTACAACTGGTTTTTTTCTGTATTTAGAAATTTTTAACACTCCCTTCTAAACTAAATCGTCTGGTTCATTGACTATCATTCCATTTTCCTGCATAATTTTATTTACTTCATTTTCTACTTGCTTTTCATTCCATTGTGGATTTAACTTCCTAACAACCGTATCAATACTCATAGCTTTAGCCTGTGTTAATTTATTAATTGCATCAGCCTGCTGCATCGGGTCGGTCTGCACACTATCTTGAATATTAACCTGTACTTTGTAATCACCATTATTGCTGCCAAACACATAATTGTCAACTTGTAGCATCCAATAGAACATATCCTCTAATGTAGAAGTCCAATATTTAGCTTTTTTAGCAGAAGTCTTAAATGATTTACTCTGCTGCTGTTTAATTTCAGTAGCCGTTGCATTGCTGGTCGAATCTCCTAATCCAAAACTTGCGGGAGAATAACCAGCTCCACTATATGTTTGCTTCATCAATTCCATTGCTGTTTCATAATGCTGCTGTGCTCTAATGTCAAATTGTACCGCAGTAACATCTCCTTGCTCGGCGGCATCTGCTATCCCACCAACTTTTACAAAAACTTCTTTGTCAATATCGTGATATAAATTACCATCACTATCACTTTCTAACATATACTCTGGCACAATAATTCTTCCTCTTGCTATTCTTAAATCTCTCACCCAATTAGTATATGTTTCATCAATAGCATCCATTAATCCAACTATGCCTTGTAAATCACTCTCACCTAGAGCAGAGCCACGCCATAGTCTATTAGGACGCTTATTAGGAACATAC